CTCAAGCATGAGTATAGGTGTAAATTCACGACATATTCACCAGGAAATGTACCGCGTAGTGTTATGTACTCTTTGTTGTCTGGATCAATAACAACCTCTTCTCCGTTGATATCGTACACGCTTCTACGCTTACCCATATCATCACGCTCGAAATACATTAGACCAGACTCTGGTATTTTGTACGATACGATATTGTTTAATGGATCACGCACCCACAGATCAACATCACAATCAACAGCCTCAGGCCATTCCAGTGTGATTATGTAATCGGCATTCTTTTTGATGCCTTCGTTGTTCTTTGTGATTGGTGCTATAAGGAGAGTTGTAAGAATGAACAGGACAACTGTGCCTGTCAATAAATTGATCAGTAGGTCAATATATGCGGTACGAAAGTCAAACTTCTTATGATTTGTCATCGTAGATCACCACATACAATAATGTCTTGGTGATCAGGCTTGATAGAATACCGACAGCATTAGTGTATAGCGCGATTCCCAATCCAACAGACATGTTAGCAAGTAACTTGGCCAGACTTGTCGCATCGGTAACTGAGGCCGAAGTGATGCCTGACGATAAGAGGTAAATGAAGCCAATAACGGTACCTAACATACCGAGCGCCAACATCTGTTCGGAACCAAACCAAACAGCATCGATCAACTTTTTATTATCTCTTGTCTTGTTTGTGTATGCGATAAATCCAATCGCAGCAAGGGCTGTGATGTACAACAACCCAAGCAAAGATGTGATCAGTGTCACATCGTCGTGCCAAATCTTTTCGGTGATGCCGGCATATGTTGCCCAGTAAAAGGCAGTAGCGGAAGCAAGGACAGATACCCACCAAATGTATAAGGGTCTAACTAATTTCATACGAATATCCTTCTAATGATTTAGTATTTAGACATTTGGTGGGTGTTAGGGTTAATCGCTCTTTGAAACGAACTCGTTCAACTTCTTTGCCATTTCGATGACCTGTGCTTCGTCAAAGACCGGTACAGAAGGGAACGGAGGAAATTCGGCATCCCGACCCTTGTCGTGTAACATACGAGCCTTTTCGCACTGTATGTTCCAGTCATTCTCAATCCGGATACGCTCATTCATGCTTTGCTCGGACAGAATAGACTGTGCCATAGCCAGAAGATCAAAGCGAAGTTCGTAAGGTGTCTTTGTCATGTGTGTGTTTCCTTTGTTTATTGCAGAGTTAATGCGGCAACGGCAGCAGCGACATTAAGCCCTGTCTGACCCTGCACACTGAGAGGCTGAAGTGCGATGTTCTTAATCAGCCCACCAACGAGAGCGTTAGCTCCCAATCCAGCAACTACGGTAGCTTCGGCGTTAACGCCAATATAGGTACCAGAAAGATCAGCACCAGAACCGGTTGGCGACATTACGATCCATGCGATGACCTTATTGTCGGTATATCCAATATCAACACCAATCTTGGTGATGTTACCCTTGTACTGGGTCTTCTTTCCATTAGAAGCAGTAAATACGCAATCAACCTTCTTGCTTGAGCCAATAACCCAACCCCAGCCAGAATGTACCTTACATGAAAGAACACCAGTCTTAAGTTCAGCAGCATTAGCAGATGAGGTTGCAGCGAGTAGACCCAGTGAAATTAGGGCCGCAGTGAAAAACTTCTTCATTATTATATTCTCCGTTATGTTAAATGGTGGAGGGATTCTGTTTCCAAGCTCCCTCCGGGCTCATGTTAGGCTGCGAGAGCCATACGAGGAGCAAAGTTATCGTTTGCTACTATTGTTTTGCGCTTGAAGTAGTCGCCTACTATTATCTCCAGTTACCTATTTCACTCTTGTCGATCCTATTCATCCCCATCATAAAGACTTCTTATGGAAGTTCAGTCCTGGATTTTTGGACTTCTTTCCTTGACCTTTGACCCAACCCTCGGGTGGATTTTGATCTAGAGTGAAACACCTTTTTTCTAACGGATCGTTAGGGTTGTGATACCATTTGTATCCACCAGTACCTTTAGGTTTGGGAGGCATTTTCCAGTTATACTTCTTGCCCTTGTTTGTGGGTCTTGAAGCATTACCTTTCTTTGCCGCTTCTTGTAGCATTTGTTGAACCAGTTCTTCTTTTCCAATCAAACCGGCCAGTCCCTGCCACGCTAAACGATCTTCCCATCTACCATGTTCTTCCCAAAGTTTTCTATGTGCTTCTGCGTGTTCTTCAACCGTGAGTTCAATCAGGTTATCAGGATCATCGCTTCCGCCCAGATGTTTAGGAATAATATGGTGTAAGTGTTTCATCTCTATCTCCTTCTATCCTATTTAGTAAACAGGATAGTTAGAGACTCCAAATCTTTATGGTGGAGATGGCGGGAATCGCACCCGCGTCCAAGTAGTCTTTCAGTTTCCTTCATCGATAATACTTGCGAATGAATAGGGGACCAAAGCGATAGCATATGTAAGCCAAACGGTGTTCTTTAGACACAGCCCAATACTTTATATCCCATATCCAATCAATTGTGTACATTATATATCTTACTTTCTCTTTCGCGTTGCTTTCTTCACGGGACCATCATCATACGGTGTCCAACGCTTTACAGTTCCATCATCCTGAAGTTTGATAAGCCTCTCACGCTCTAAGGCCTGAATCGTTACAGTAGCACCAAGAATAAATCCTGTGCGTCTACTATAATAAGCACATACACCAAAAGAAAGTACTAGAAGAGCGATCATCCAAGTTTCAAGGTACATTATAGTTTTTCCTGTTTATAGAGATGAATCTTTTCCAGTAGACTTTCAATATACTGGTTCTTATCGCGTATGAAGACTTGTGGGTGTTCCATGAAATCAACAGATACAAGAATAACAATTTGATCTATAGGTTCGCCCACAAGTTCTTCATACATTAGAGCATACGCAGTACATTGCTCAAAGTAATTTTCTATCCACTCTTCCTTCTTTTCTTTTCTGGAAGTTTTGAAGTCGATGATTGAGAGTGTCTTTCCAAACTCGGCGATAACGTCTGTTCTTCCAGCAACGCCAAGCTTCTCACTGTATAGAGGACTCTCAATATAGCGTATATTGTCGATCAAGTCAAGTGTTTCTTTCATATCGTTGAAAGATTGTCTCATGTCAGGCATTACACCGTCCAAAAATCCCTCTTCACCACGAATGTAACTTTCCATCATATTATGGAACTTAGTTCCGCGCAGGGACGCGCGTGTAGAAACTCTATCAGCTTCCTCATGACCAACGCGATTGCGCCACTCAATCATAGCCTTCTTTTTAAAATGGCCGAGAACAGTTGTGACAGATGGAAGCTTAACACCGTTTGGAGAGATATAAAACCTCTCCCCAGTGCTTTCATCTACCTCAAGCTGTTTAAGCTCGGGCATTCCTTCGACAAAATTAAACTTCTTCATAAACCCATTGCATCTTTCTGTATTATATATGACTTCACCAGACCAGAGCGAACAATATCTTCCTTCATGAATTCTACATGTTCAAATGTATTGATACGCTTTGTAATGGCCATCAACTGTGTGATACCTTCCTGTTCGTGTCTCTTTAGTAAGTCTGTCTGTCTAAAGTCACCACATACGATGATACGAGATTCATCACCCATGCGTGTCATTACTGTGTCTGCTTCTTGAAAAGTCAAGTTCTGGCTTTCGTCCAATATTACAATCGCTTTGTTGAATGTGATACCACGCAAGAATGAAGTGGTTGTGAACTGGACGATTCCCTTCATCTTGAGTATATCGTAGCCATCACCTCTTCCAAACAAACTATCGCAAATCTCACGATATGGTTCTTCATAGACAGCGGCCTTTTCTTTCATTGAACCAGGAAGAAATCCCATGTCTCTGGAAGGTACAACCGAGCGAACAATGATTATTTTATTATATATTGAGTTGCCTGTCAAGATTTCATTTAGAGCAAGATACAAAGCACAGAATGTTTTTCCTGTTCCAGCAAAACCGTGTAGCATTAGATGATAGCCTTGTCGATATGAACTGAATGCTTTCTCCTGATTTGCTGTGAGAGGCTTGATTGTTCTTAACTCAAAATG